GATGTAGAAAAGACACGCGGAACTATTACTATTGGATTTGGTAGGTTTAATCCACCTACAATGGGTCATGAAAAACTCCTTGATAAGATCAAGGATACTGCAGAGGATGGTGAATACATTATCTACCCCTCTCACACCACTGATCCTCAAAAGAATCCTTTAGATTCTGAGACTAAGGTTCTCTTCATGAAGAAGATGTTCCCCGATCATGCTAACTCTATCGTATATGATCCGTCTATTCGTACAATTTTTGATGCATTAAAGAGCGCAGATGCCGAAGGATTCAGCAGTGTCAACATCGTGGTTGGTGGTGACAGAAAGTCGGAGTTTGAGAACCTGGCGAACAAATACAACGGGCAACTCTATCAGTTTGATTCGCTTAATGTCATCTCTGCAGGCGAACGGGATCCCGATGCTGAAGGCGTCGAAGGTATGTCTGCCTCTAAACTTAGATCCTTAGCAGCAGATGGTGATTTTGATACCTTTAAGAAAGGTCTTCCTAAAGCAGCAAAGGGTGTAGTTGCAAGAGAACTGTTCAATACAGTTCAAAGATCAATGGGTGCAGCTGCTGCCACAGAGGGTGTTGAACTCTGGCAGATTGCTCCTAAGTATGATCAAAAAACTTTGAGAGAGCAATATGTAACTGGCAATCTCTTTGGCATGGGTTCTTTAGTAGAGTCCCTTGTCACTGGATTGGTTGGTAGAGTGATGAGAAAAGGTACTAACTATGTTATTGCCGTCACAAAAGAAGGTATCATGTTCAAATCTTGGATTAGAGATTTGACTGAGTATGTCTCTCGCATCCCTTCTGGAGTGCCTGCACATAAGAGAGAAGTAGGAACTGATTCTTACAGAGAGTATGTTCAAAAACTTACTCCACTTGAGAAGGTTAAGTCGTTTATAAATAAAAGATAGGAGACTGTTGAGCTTTCAGGTTCGATGAAAAATTTTATTGAAGATAGCGCCGAATCGATCATGCTTAATAGCATGTCGAATGTTTTTGTCACGGAGAAGTTAGATCCCGTTGGACAAGAAGATGCTGATATTGATAATGATGGTGATTCTGATTCCTCAGATTCCTACCTGAGAAAGCGTCGTAAGGCAGTTGGTGCTGCTATTGCTGCTGATAAAGCAAAGCGCGTAAAGAAAGAAGAGATGGAACTTACCCTTCGTCAAAAGGTTGAGGGTCTATCCGAAAAAAAGTTGTATAAGTCCGAGAAGGCAACCACCTCGGACGAAAAAGAAACTGAGATCACAGAGAAGAGCGTAAAGAATAAGGTAGTAATCAATCCCGACATCGCTGAGGGTGTCCTTGATGCTGCAAAGAGTGCTGCCAAGGCAGTAAAAAAAGGTATCGATCAGGAGAAAAAAGTTCAGCGAGCAAGTGGAGAGACCCTTGATCGTATGAAGAGAATGACTCGTCATAAGCAAGACAAGTATGGTCCTTCTACATTAAAGCAGCGTTTGAAGACTGGTGCTGATCATGATATCGATGCTGAAAAGAAAGCTAAAGGTCTCAAAGAAGGGAACAAGAGTGGTGATTCTTCTTTGCATGACTGGTTTAGCAAGAGTAAGTCTTCTGATGGCAAGCCTGGTTGGGTTCAATTGGGCGGCAAATATGCAGGAAAACCCTGCGCCAAGCAACCTGGACAAACCACTAAACCCAAGTGTGGTTCCAGTAAAATGAAAGCAGACCTCTCTGATAAAGAAGAGGACAAAGCATTCCGTCGTAAGAATCAAGAAGATCCCAACCCGAATAGAAAGGGTAAGGCAAAGAATGTTGCTACTGAAGAAGTAGTAAATGAAAAAGCAGGTGAGAAAGATGCTTGCTACAAGAAGGTGAAGTCTCGCTACTCCGTATGGCCCAGTGCATATGCATCGGGTGCTCTGGTAAAGTGCCGTAAAGTTGGTGCTGCTAACTGGGGTAACAAATCCAAGAAGGAGGAGTTAGATCATGGACAAGAAACCATCGAAGAAAAAGCAGTCTCAAGGGCGCAGCAAAAGTTTATGGGACTTGTTAGGAGAGCTCAGAAGACAGGGGAAAGTTCCTCGCCTGAGGTTGCCAAAGTTGCGTCCTCCATGTCCAAGTCCGATGTAAAGGACTTTGCTTCTACAAAGCATAAAGGTCTTCCCGAAAAGAAAACCGTGAAGGAAGAAATTGCTGATCTCCTTGAGCGTACTCGTTATGCTAAGGAGACTGGCAAAGACTTTAAGACTGGTAACCCATCTGAGAAGGGTGGAACCAGAACTGGTAAGTCTGCTTTTGATCAGGTGAGTCGTACAATGCGTAAGACTGGTGGTGTGATGTCTTCCAGAGGTAAAGGAATTCAACCTCAAGGGAAGAAGAAAGAGAAGGGCAAGAAAGGTTACAAGGGGGTAACTCCTGTAGACAAAATTAAAAATAGACTTGCTCAGAAGAAAAAAGCACAACAGTCTAATCCATACAAAGCAAGAGCAGGTGAATCTGACTGAGCCTATATATTGAAGCGTAAGTTTTTAAAATCATGTTGGCATTTCTCCTTCCCCTGGCATCTAAGATCGTAGATGCTGCACTTGCTAAGCTTCCCAACGATGAGGAGCTCGGTGAGAAACTCGTAGAAATTTGTTTACACATTCTTACCAAGGCAGTTGCCTTGACTAAGACTGATGTTGACGACCAGCTTCTTGAGGTTGTCAAGAATGCTCTCCAGAAGCGCGAGGACGCTTGAGTTATAAATAATTGTATGAAAACTGTAGTTCGGGTGTAAGAACATGGCTCTCTGGGGTCTTAACGACAATATTGACACAGCTGGAACAGTAACCGTTGCTAACCTTACTGTAACTGGTACTGGCACCACTTTCACCGACTACAGCGTCGGTCAAGTCATTCGTGTTGGAGCACGAGGCGGCGTAGGTACATACTATGGTGATGCTGTTATCACTGGCATCACTAGCGACAGAGTACTGACTATCGATTCCGATGCAGGTCTCAGCGCAGTAAGTATTTCTGCTACCACTTACGGTATCAGCGAACTGCCGATGTATACCGTCAAGGACAGTGTATATCAAGAAGAAAGAGACGAAGCAGACGCCATTGTATATGGTATCTCTACTGACACTTCTGGTTCTTACCATGTAGCACACCAGGGTTATGTTGGTGTCATGACCTATATGGACATGCACGGCAACCTTAGAGTCAAGAGCGAAGTTCTTGTTGCTGCCTCTGGTATTCAAACTGGTGCTCACGGTATCGCCTATCCTACTGACGAATGATCTAGTGATTAATGAAATTTTATGAATTGAATGATAGTAACTATCTCTTATTTGCTATTAAAAACTACGAAAATCCTCAGGCAGTAACTGAGGATGATTTCTACGACGATTTAAAACGAATTAAGTACATAAAAAGGCTATTGAAGCGGTACAAGAATAGCGGTGAGTTACGAACTCATTTGATTCTGAACCACTTCATAGTCCTTTTTAATGTATTTGGTGATGCTGGTGTGCCGCTATTATTTTTTAAACTAGATAAAGAACTCTGGTCATGCACCAAGAGTTTTTTGACTTATCTGGGCAGGGTGCCTGACTTTCCTCGCACAGAGCTAAATAATATTACTGACGATGAGTATTGTCTGAAGCAACTCAGAGAGGTCTAATGGATCGCCGTCTTAAAAAGATCGTTGATATAGTACAGGAAATGATGGCTGGCAATGCAGTCGGTGCATCAGGTGGTTTTGGTGGAAGCGCAGATTCAAGCGGACCAGTGGCGGGGTATGATAAACCCCTGAAGAAGAAAAGAAAACCCACACCCATTGGAAGATATGGGTCACGCAAACCCTGGTTGGACCATGTTCGGAGTAGCAAAACTAAAGGTTCTTGAATCTAAGTTAGATATTTACGAAGACTTATCCAAGGAGATGTTGGATAAGTTAGAGCGTGCTGTAGGTGCGATCTCTGAGAATAGTAATAAAGTTTCTGTCATCTTAGAGCGTCACGAGAACCGCTTGGATGAGGGAGAAAAATCGAACCAACTTATCATCAAAATGATTGATGAGTTAAAAGAAACCACGGAAAAGAATCATATAATTATTCATGAAAGAATTGACAGAATCCAGAAGAAGGTAGATACTAATCAAAGATTCGTTATTGGTGTTACTGCTGTCCTTACAACACTTGTGGCAGTGTTACAAGTGGTCCCACCAATCATCAAGGTCTTGACACCGATCACAACAGCGAGTACAATAGTGCCAGGCACCAGTCTGGTTGATGGACCTTATTGATTCAAAGTATATTGGTCTCGTATCCGCTAGACTACAGAAATTTAAAAGGGTAAAAGCAGGACTCTACAATTTCCGCTGCCCCATCTGTGGAGACTCTCAACGCTACAAGAACAAGGCGAGAGGGTATCTCTATGAGATGAAGAGTAATACAAACTTCAAGTGCCACAACTGTGGTGCTTCGATGTCGCTTAGCAATTTTCTGAAGAAGGTTGACACCACGCTTCAGAAGAAGTATGCTATTGAAAAATTCAAAGAAGGATTTACAGGAAAGAGTTTCCCAGTCAATGAACCTGAATTCGTTTTTACTGAACCTGCGTTTAAGACCAGTATTATTCTCCCTCTATGTAGCGAGGTGGAAGTTGGTAGAACCTATCTGGAAAAGCGTGGACTCGATGCCAGCAAGTTCTATTTTGCGGAGAAGTTTAAGACCTTTGCTAATTCGTATAAAGAAACTTTTGCAAGCACTGCTAGTGAAGAGTCTCGCATCGTAATCCCTTTGTTTTACAACCGTAACCTAATCGGGTTCCAAGGTAGATGTATAGGACCGAACAAGGTTAAATATATCACTGTCATGCTCGATGATAAAGCACCAAAGATCTATGGATTTGACACAATCGATAAAAAACTACCAGTCTATGTGGTCGAAGGACCCTTTGACAGCTCTCTCCTCAACAATAGCGTGGCTTTGTGTGGCGCTGACGGTGACATTCGTTGTCTTGAGGGAAGCGATCTCGTTTTTGTTTATGATAATGAGCCCCGCAATAGAGAAATTGTCGGTAGAATTGGAAAATGTATTGAAAGAAACGAGAGAGTCGTCATCTGGCCAAAAGGCATCAAAGAAAAAGACATAAATGATATGGTATTGTCTGGCATTGATGTCAATAATGTGGTAGAATCACATACATACTCAGGTCTAGAAGCAAAAGTCAAATTTACAGAGTGGAAGAAGGTATGACCAACGGGACTAAAGTTCGTAAGAGGTCTGGGTCTTTAGAGTCCCTGGACCTCAATAAGATGCACAAGATGGTAGACGAGGCATGTAAGGACCTCGCTGGTGTATCTGCCTCACAGATTGAGATCAATTCTGGTATTCAATTCTATGATGGTATCACTACCGCAGAGATTCAGGAGATCCTGATTCGGTCTGCTTCTGACCTGATCGATCTAGATAACCCAAACTATCAATTCGTTGCTGCTAGACTGCTTCTGTTCTCTCTGAGGAAGCAACTGTGGGGTCGTATGCATGAGTGCCCATCTCTGGTGGAGCATGTGCATAAATGTATTGACCTGAATGTGTATGACAAAGAGATCGTAGCAAAATACTCTGACGAAGAGTGGCAAACTCTTGATGCTTACATTGATCATAGTCGGGACTATTTGTTTACATATGCTGGCCTTCGCCAGGTTGCCGATAAATATCTTGTACAGGATCGTAGCAGCGGCGAGGTGTATGAAACACCTCAGTTTATGTACCTGATGATTGCTGCCACGATTTTTGCGGAATATCCCAAAGAGACTAGGCTCGATTATGTCCACAGATACTACGACGCAATCAGCAAGCACAAAGTCAACATTCCGACCCCCATCATGGGAGGAGTGCGGACACCATTGCGTCAATTTGCATCTTGTGTTCTCGTTGATGTTGATGACTCCCTCGATAGTATCTTTAGCAGCGATATGGCTATTGGTAGGTATGTCGCACAAAGGGCTGGTATCGGCATTAACGCAGGCAGAATTCGTGGCATCAACAGCAAAATCAGAGGCGGAGAGGTACAACACACAGGTGTTGTCCCCTTCCTTAAAAAGTTTGAAGCAACTGTCAGATGCTGTACACAGAACGGCATCAGAGGTGGTTCTGCTACAGTTCACTTTCCTATCTGGCACAAAGAGATCCAAGACATCTTAGTTCTGAAGAACAACAAGGGCACTGAAGACAATCGTGTTCGTAAATTAGATTACTCTATTCAAATTACCAAACTGTTCTACGAACGGTTTATCCAGAATGGAACCATCACCTTATTCTCACCTCACGATGTCCCAGGTTTGTATGATGCTTTTGGCACTGATGAGTTTGATGATCTCTATCAGCGTTATGAATCGGATAGAACAATTCCAAGGACAACTGTCTCGGCTCAAGAACTGGTTCTCGACCTTCTGAAGGAGAGAGCAGAGACTGGTCGGATTTATATCATGAATCTTGACCACTGCAACTCACACTCATCTTTCAAAGATAAGGTTGAGATGAGCAACCTCTGTCAAGAGATTACTCTGCCTACCAAACCACTCCAGCATATCGACGGAGAGGGTGAGATTGCCCTCTGTATTCTGTCTGCAATCAATGTAGGCAAGCTTCGTAACTTGGATGAGTTGGAGGAACTCTGTGACCTCTCTGTGCGTGGTCTAGACGCCTTGATTGACTTCCAAGGATACCCTGTAAATGCAGCAGAGGTTGGAACAAAGAACCGTCGTTCCCTAGGCATCGGATATATTGGTCTGGCACACTACCTTGCAAAGCATAAGGTAGGTTACGATGATCCTCAAGCATGGAACCTCGTACATGACCTTACGGAAGCGTTCCAGTATTACCTGCTGAAGGCATCTAATGAACTCGCCAAAGAGCAAGGACCATGTGGTTACTTTGATCGTACAAAGTATTCTGCTGGTATTCTCCCCATCGATACATACAAGAAAGATGTTGACGGAATTGTACCCCACACGCTGAGATATGATTGGGAAAGTCTTAGAGAGTCTATCGCCACCCACGGTCTACGGAACTCAACACTGTCTGCTCAGATGCCATCAGAGAGCAGTTCCGTTGTGTCAAACGCAACAAATGGAATCGAGCCACCTAGAGGATATCTGTCCGTTAAGAAAAGCAAAAAGGGACCGCTTAAACAGATTGTCCCTCAATACAATACTCACAAGAGTCACTACACTCTTCTCTGGGACATGCCGTCGAATGATGGATACATTAAAATCGTTGCGGTGATGCAGAAGTTCTTTGACCAGGCAATTTCTGGTAACTGGAGTTACAATCCTGAGAACTATCCTGATAATGAAGTCCCTGTTTCGGTCATGGCAAATGATCTTCTGACTACATATAAGTACGGTTGGAAGACCTCATATTATCAGAACACCTACGACAATAAAGACGATGGAGTAGAAGAAGAAAAACCTAATCTGAATAATTTACTAGAAAGTTTAAGCAAACAAGAGGAGTGCGACGCCTGTGCAATTTAGAACTAACGCAGACCCCATGCCCAAAACAAATGTTCAGGGAATGACCGTGTTTAATACATCGGCACCTGACCCCAAAAAGCAACCGATGTTCTTCGGTGCCCCGCTTAGTGTTCAGAGGTATGATTCATATAGATATCCAGTCTTTGATCGTCTTACTACACAACAATTAGGTTACTTCTGGAGACCTGAGGAGGTCTCCCTTCAAAAAGATAGGGCAGATTATCAGACTCTACGCCCAGAACAAAAGCATATTTACACTTCCAATCTTAAGTATCAAATTATGCTAGACTCTATTCAGGGTCGTGGTCCTGGTATGGCATTCAGTCCATACTGTTCTATCCCTGAACTTGAGGCATGTATGAATGCCTGGCAATTTATGGAGATGATCCATAGCAAGTCCTACACATACATCATCAAGAATGTCTATGCTGACCCCTCTGATGTGTTTGATCACATCATTACCGATGAGCGTATCCTAGAGCGTGCTCAATCCATCACGCAGGCATATGACGACTTTATCAATGCTGCTCACCAGTATGATAACTCTTCGGACTGGAAATATGCTCAAGAGCATGTTGATTATGCTATGGATACTCGCTACGAACTGAAGAGGAAACTCTACAGAGCAGTAGCAAATGTCAACATCCTAGAAGGAATTAGGTTCTATGTTTCGTTTGCTTGCTCGTTTGCGTTTGGCGAACTCAAACTTATGGAAGGATCCGCTAAAATTATCTCTCTCATCGCAAGAGACGAAAATATCCATCTTGTCATTACTCAAAACATCCTCAAAAACTGGATGGAAGGAGATGACCCAGACATGCAGCAAATTGCTCAAGAAGAAAAGCAATGGTTGATTGACACCTTCAAAGAGGCAGTCAATCAAGAGAAGCAGTGGGCAGAGTATCTGTTCAAAGATGGGTCCATGATTGGTCTGAACGAGAAACTTCTGTCTCAGTATGTTGAGTGGATTGCTAATCGTCGTATGAAGTCGCTTGGTCTTGATCCTATCTATGATATTGCTGCTAGAAACAACCCGCTGCCCTGGACCCAGCACTGGATCTCTTCCAAGGGTCTGCAGGTAGCACCTCAAGAGACTGAGGTAGAGTCTTATATTGTTGGTGGCATCAAACAAGATGTCAAGAAAGATACTTTTGCTGGTTTCCAATTATGATTGCAAGTGAGACAAAGAAAAAAACTACCATCTGGACATCTCTAGGTCCCAATCCTACTATCGAAAAGAATATTCTTGAAGATCAAGTCTGGATTGACGATGCATTCTTTGTCAAGAAAACTAGATTTGGTTTATATACTAGTATTCTAAAAGATCCATTCGGTCACCATTTTCTCACTGGTGCAACTGAAGATGGAGTGATTCAGATGACTCGCTGGCATCTTAAGTGTCTCCAAGATGGATCTCTTGATGAAGTTTCTCGTACTGTTAACTCGGGGGTCGTAGGTGGCAAACTCTGAATTACCAGAATGGAGAAGGCGTGCTCTTGCTGATCCCAGTTTGAAGGAGAGGCAAGTAGAAATTCTAATGCATGGTCCTAAGTCATTGACTGATGCATGGTTCCTGCAGGCAATGCGATACAAGTATTCTAGGGACTAAATAATTTCATATCGTCGCCGCAAGAGGGTCCTGGTCACAGTCAGGTCACCCTCTTTTTTCATGCTTATAAATACTTCTACTGGAATCTGACCAAGTAAGATGCAACAATCTCACTTAAATAAAATTGCTGAAGCATATAATAATATTGCTGAGGGCAACTCACAGCATGAAAAGAAGGAAGAAAAGAAGAAGATGCACAAGTGTACTTGTGACGAGTCCTTCTACTATAAGCGTCTTCAGGCAATGAATCCTGAGATGGCAGAAATGTATCTTGATATTGCTGAGGAACTGTTTGATGAAGGTTATGAAAGTTCCAGACTGCTAGATAATATCATTGAAGCATTGTCCAAGGAGTTTGTTGGTCATGAGTTCCGCTCTGCGCTTACAGCAGTTAACCCTCGCATCTATGAGAACCTGCAAACCGCAGAGAAAAAGCAGGCAAGAGTTATTGCTGCATCTTTTGCTGAGCAGCGTTCCTGCTGGAAGACTCATAAGAAAGTCGGTATGAAGATGAAGGGTGGCAAACTCGTTAACGATTGCCGTCCTAAGAATGAGGAAGTTGAGCATATTGAAGAGGGTGCTACCGAAGTTGCTATGAGCAACAAAGAGACTACTCTTCAGAAGAAAAAGAATAAAATCGACATGATGATTTCTCGTGAGAGAAACAAAGAACTCATGAAGAAAGAAGAGACTGTTGTAGAAGCAGATATGACAGGTGCTCCTAGCATTAAGGATGCCAAACCTGCCAAGAAAACCAATGTCAAGTATGACAAGGACATGAAGGTCATGGCTCCCACTGTCAAGGAAGCAACCTATCCTTCTGATTTTAGAAATCCTGATGGTTCAAAGAGAGCTGTCGCTAAGAAAAAAGGTATTAGACCAAACGCTCAGGGCGATTATGGTAAGAAGGATATCAACGAACAGGATGCTGCTGATGAGAAGCGCATGAGCACCTTCCAGAAACTTCAAAAGAATGTTGATCAGAAGAAAAAACTTAACATCAGAGGTAATGACTCTGAAGAACAGAAGAAGCGCCTTGAGAAGAAGCGTGGCATGAAACTGGATGATCATCCTCAGTTCAAGAAAGAAGAAGTAGAGTTAGAAGAGAAGAAGAAGGATGATTCCTATCTGGAAACAGATATGAAGAAGCGCCAGGCAAACAATGAGAAGGCGAGAAAGGACATGGAGAAGATGGGTACTTCAATGAAGAACCCCCACTTTGAAGATGTGAACTACTATGATGTGATCCTTGCCTATCTCGATGAGAACAATCTCATGGAGAGCGTAGAAGAGGCAGAAGAGATCATGATGCAACTCACTGGTGCCCAGATCGTTGAGATCATCGACGAGTTTATGAACTCTAAGGAAGAGTCTAAATAAATCAACCACCAATTATTATGGTTGATTATGATAACCCCTGGTTATTTAAAGGATCCCCTTTTCTATCTGAGAATATTGACGACCTGTACGGTTTTGTCTACTGCATTACTAATACGGACAACGATAAAAAGTACATCGGGAGAAAGTACTTTTGGCAGTATCGAAAGCCTAGAGGTAAGACTAGGCGAGTTAGAAGTGAAAGCGATTGGAAAAAATACTACGGAAGTTCTGAAGAACTTAATGAAGAACGCCGTAGGCTTGGAAATAGTGCCTTCAGAAGAGAGATACTATCCGTCCACGAGAGTAAGGGGCGAGTCAACTTTGAAGAGACCAGACAACTTTTCTTACACTCTGTTTTAACAGAGGCGCTTGACAATGGCGAACCAAAATATTACAATAGCAATATACTTGGTCGCTACTATAAGAAAGATTATTTTTCATGGAAATCAAGTATGGAGTCCTGACTAAAGAGATCCTTCACGAATGCGAAGAGTTTATTGAAGAGTCTCTGGAAAATGGGCAGTGGAATGTTAGTGATTTTTTCTGGGATACTTCCCTAAAGGAGGGAGTGTCTGGTATAATTACTATGAGGAATGTTCCAGATGAGTTGAAAAATCTCATCTTGGATTGTATTAGTACATATGTTCCTCAGTATAGGGAAGCAGAGGTGCAACTCTATGCCTGGCATAAAGGGTCGGGCATCTCAGTTCATGATGACGGAGGTCGTTATGGATGCACTATATACTTAAACGAAGACTGGAATGTCAATTGGGGCGGTCTATTTGTATGGCACGACGGTGAGGAACTTAGAGCACACTGTCCTACATACAACACCATGGTTCTCAATACACTCTCAGAAGACCACTTTGTAACCCAAGTATCAAATCTGTGCCCTAAAATTAGGTACACGATTCAAATTTGGTTCCTGCCAGTTTAGCTCAGTGGTAGAGCAACTGTCTTGTAAACAGTAGGTCACTGGTTCAAATCCTGTAACTGGCTTTATGATTGTAGACATTTTTCCAACAACAATATATCGAGACAATATTCCTTGCCCCAAAGAGCATTGGGAAAATATGATGGATCTCTGTAAGGAGTTTTACTATAGAAATTTAGATGAGGTTGAAGATTCTGGTAACTATACTGGTGATCAAGACCTTCCAAAATATTTTCTCTTGCATAAGCAACCAGAGTTTTATTGGATGAATGCTGTGTTTGCAGAGGCGACTAGAAAATATCTAGAGGGTATTTGTAGAAAGACCGATGATGGTGAATACCACGAACATTATATTTTCTTTCAAAAATCATGGCCTAATGTGTGTAGACTAGAGGATGGTGGTAATCCAGATCATTTGCATAAGGGATCACACTTTAGTGGCATTTATTATCTGAGAACTGAGGGTGAGGGTGGAACTCTTGTTTTGCAGGGAGATACCTATATGGATAGGATGCCATTGAATGTTCACGATCATTACTGTCAGTGGGAACTTGAACCTAAGGACGGCGACCTAATTATTATTCCCTCAGACATGCTGCATAGGGTGACAGATTTTAATGGGGTTGACTTTCGTGCATCTATCGTGTATGATATCTTCGTAACTTCTACAATCGATGTAGATCATAATTATGAGAATGTGGTCACATCCCCACACCATTGGGTACAAGTCTAAATATGTACAAACCATACTCACCAGAATGGCACAGGTATCGTTACCTTAAAGAAGCCATTGACAAGTATCTTGACGATTATGTTGAGAACGATATCATCGTGAATGATATCCTCAATATCGTTTGTGATCGTCAAGAGAAGGCACATGCCGAGTATCATAGACTCGAAGATCTTGAGTTAAAATTAAGGGAGTAACATGCTTTCTACTAAGTATCGCCTCAGGTTAGAATCTATTTGTCGTTGCATTGCTAACAAAGAACAAGTGCCTCTGGAGGATATGATCTGGGCAGAGAAACTTGCCAAGGCACATACTCTTGCAAGAGATTGGTTGCAGAAAGCAAGACGCCAAGCCTCTCAGGACATTCAAGATGGGAGTATGGATGATTTTATGAACAGGATGGGACTAGGTGACCCCGACCCATCCAATCACAAAACGGGGTTCAGTGGTGCTGATGAAATTGTTGATTGGTTCCAAAGAGATAAACCTGATGATTGGAGACAACGAGACTAATGAAACTATTAACACTTGAAGACTACCAGAAGGCAGGAGAAACATTCTGGCCTAAGTATTGGTATGTTGCCAAAGAACTTGGTGAAAATGCTAAGGCAGAAGACATCCTTAAAGTGATGGAAGCAGTCGGTGGTGTTGCACTGAAACTTGCTCTCGAAGAGAAAGAAGGACCATTTGGATTTAATAAGCAGAAAGAAGATGCCGAACCCGAATCAACTGTATGAAGACATGGAGAAGCTGAATGCTCTCTACGAAGAACTTTGCTGGGATCATGATGATGAACTTGTGTTCACTCATGAAAATGGCAGAGTCATTGTTTATAATAAGACCCTAGATGATCGCTCAAGTATTCGATAATCTTTTTGATACAGAGTTTATGGTAAAGGTTGAGAAACAACTCAAGTTTTTACCAGTATCTGCCATCAATATTGCCAATGGAACCGCTTATCCTTCAGGGGAGAGTGGTTCCCATTGTTTAATGGGTGAAAATATCTTTGAGAGAAAGAGTCTTAATACAGTAGTCAATCTTATGAAAGACTCTGAGATTTTCTTTGAGATGTTGGAGAGGATTGAGGATTATGTTGAGACAAGATACTTTCTAGACAGGATAGATTTTAATTTACAACACTCTTTTTGTGACGGAACCTCTCATACCGATGGAGATGTTGGTGAATACACTATCATGTATTTTCCAAATCTAAAATGGGATAAAGAGTGGGGAGGTCAGTTTCAAATATTAGATGATGGTGGTTCTGTTGTAGAGGAGCATGAGTATGTTCCTGGCAGAGTTCTTATTTTCCCAGGACAATATCCACACAGGGGATTGGGACCACGACATCCTCATGTGTATAGATACAGTATCGTATGGCGGGTTAAACACCTAGAGGACTTTTTATGAAACCCAGCATTGTATGTGTGGATAGATCTCTCACACCAGACGATTTTAAAGCAGTATCAGAGTTTGCCATGGATGCTGCATATACCTATGGAGAACAGGACGAAGATAGGCAAAAACCAACAGGAATGGTTTGCGAACTAGATCCAGAATGTGATGAAGATGATGAGATTGTTGGCATCTTCGAGTCCGTCATCTACAACAAGTTTCCTGAATTGCAAGAGTATAAATTGTATCGGGCGTACATTAATTGTTTTGCCCCAAAGGAGACGGCAAACTTTCACAAAGATTGTGATGATGGAGAAGATCAAATTACTTTTATCTTTTATGCAAATCCAACATACAATGGTTTAAATGAGGGTGGTTGCACAGAATTTTATTTGGATGACAGAATCATTGGCGTCCCACCAGTTCCAAACACTCTATTGAAGTTTACTTCTTGGGTTACCCATAGAGCAACACCATTGAATTCCGATCATCGTTTCACATATGCACTCAAATATTGTAGAGAAAATAATTGAAGAGCATAGGTATCATGTAGAGGATGGTATCTTTCGTCAAGATGTCATCGATGAATTGAGAGACTATGCTCTAGATGCAGATGATCCAGATGATATCTATGAGGATTATCACTCACTTAATTTCTCTCCAGAGAACTTGCGCTTCCCTCTTCTATCTGCTATAATTACAGGGTTGGAAACGAGGTTCCCATTCCTTGGTCAGTTTGACAGAGGTTGGGCATTCGTCTACAACAATAATGCCGAAGGTGTGACTCCACATGCTGATCCAGCATGTTATAATGTGAATCTCTGGGTCACTCCAGATTCTTCTGTAGAAGATCCAGAGAAAAATGGTTTGATTCTTTATGATATCAAACCGCCTCCGACATGGACCTGGCGGGAGTATAATACTGATGTCAAGTTGATTCGGAAATATCTAGAGTACACTAAAAGTGAGAAGACGATCATACCATATGCGTGTAATCGTCTTCTCATATTCAACTCTAAATACTTTCACGAGACGAACAAAGTTTCGATGAAACCAGGAGTCAATCATAGAAGGGTCAATTATACCTTCATGTTCTCAGGGTTCAGTAGCTCAGCTGGATAGAGCAACTGCCTTCTAAGCAGTCGGTCGTAGGTTCGAGTCCTACCTGAATCGCCTCGGGAGATTAGCTCAGCGGTAGAGCACCTCGTTTACACCGAGATTGTCACAAGTTCGATCCTTGTATCTCCCATGAAAGACAAAAAAATACATTCAGAACTTGAGGAATTGAAGGAGCTTATGCGCTATGTTATCTGTCAGGTGCAAAATTTGCAATCGAGAATTGACCAGCTCGACCAAGACACAATGCTGTGGTTGTCCAAACATGATGACAGTTCAGGACGACAAGGTGACTGCAAACGATCTTAGTAAAGTTGTGTGGTTGAATGCTAAAGAAAGTCTTAAAGATAACAGCATTCTTACGAAAAATGATTTAGAATACCAGGAGAACCGCAGGAAACGCAAGGTTCGTAAAATCAACTTTGAGACACGATGATTGATCTGAACAGCCTCACTCACGAACAAAAAGAATTGCTCGCAGAGGACTGCGAAGATTTTCTGCTGCATAGAAACATTCCTCTTCGGTCTCACTGCTACGATACAATTATTCAACATGCCTTCCGTGAAGGGTATCAGTTTGAAAAGTTTGATCGCAACATAAAGAAACCAGCATGAAGCAGTTGTGGGAAATATGGAAGTATTCTCTAGGGAGTTTCAGTGACGACAAGACAGCTCCTTACGATAATTATGTTGCTCTCATACGCACCAGTATATTTGTTAGTTACATGGTCACTAACGCTTTTATTGTATCTGGGGTCATAAGACACTGGAACAACCGTCCACCAGATCTTCCCAATCAGACAATTTCATTGTATAATTACAAGGTAAACAAACAGAGCAATGTCTGTCACTACTAAGTTTAAGAAGCACATCAACATCCTGCGTGGCACTGTTGAAGGACAAGTAGCACTCGATCATCAATACCCTAAAGTATTCCGTAAAGTTACCAAGTATTATGAGCAGGAGCGTGGTGTTCAGTTCATGAACGATCCTTGCGACGATTATGAAATCCTGCTAGACTGCTTGTATAATGATCTCGTTACCGAAGGTGTCATCAATGAAACCGACAGTGATTCTTGAGCAGTCTCCATATCGCTTTGTGCAGTGTGGTACGATAGCACTCAACGGTTTGCCAGACTACCGTATCCAAAAGTTTGACGAGTGGAAAAAGCGGTACTTTGACATGTACCTGCTTGACAATCAGATGCAACTTGACACTTGCCTTGAGGATCCAGAGTATACTAAATGGTTGGATCCCGACACCGTTCCTTGCTACATTAAAGATTCAGTCTCATCATGAACTCCTACAAAGACTATCAAAACGCAACCGATTCTCTTCGTGATGCACTTATTGCTGCACTAAATAACGATGAGGAATCTAACACTCTTGCTGAGATCTGGCGTCATTATTTGGGGATGCGGGCAATCTCCGACGCAGCATACAAGGATCTCTACAACGATACTGATTCCAAATCCGATCAAAGTTTTTGGGAAGAAGATGGTATCAGCATGACAGGTAATCCTGGTGCTGCTTCTTCTGATACTATTAGTTTTACCACTGGAGAACCTTTCATTCAGGCAGCACAGATGGTGCCCATGGGTGACTACTTTATGGGAGGATCGGGAGAAGATACTATTTCACTAGGCTAAATGATTGCATTAATAACTGGTATTACAGGGCAGGACGGTTCGTACCTTGCTGAACTTCTCCTTGAAAAAGGATATGAAGTTCATGGCATTGTACGCCGTTCTTCTCTTATTAATACCCACAGAATCGATCATATCTATGATCGTATCCATCTCCATTATGGAGATCTAACTGATTCAGGTAACCTGATCAGTCTCGTTCAGAAGATCAAACCAACTGAGGTATATAATCTCGGTGCAATGAGTCATGTTAAGGTGTCCTTCGAGATGCCTGAGTACACTGGAGAGGTCGATGCTCTAGGGACACTGCGTCTCCTGGAGGCTATTCGTTTGTTGGACCATCCTTGTAAGTTCTATCAGGCATCTACGAGTGAACTGTATGGACTTGTACAAGAGGTTCCACAGAGAGAGACCACACCCTTCTATCCACGCTCACCTTATGGTGTAGCAAAACTGTACTCCTATTGGATTGTGAGGAACTACCGCGAGGCGTATGGTATCCATGCTAGTAACGGTATTCTATTCAATCATGAGTCCCCTCGGCGTGGTGAAACCTTCGTTACCCGTAAGATCACGAGAGCACTCTCACAAATCTCGTGTGGACTCCAAGATGTCCTAGAGTTGGGTAACCTAGATGCTCAGCGTGACTGGGGACATGCCAAGGATTATGTCCGTGGTATGTGGATGATCACTCAGCATGAAACTCCTGATGACTTTGTGCTTGCTACAGGCACTATGCGTACTGTCAGAGAGTTTGTTAATGAGTCTGCAAAATATTTTGGATTCAAGATCGAGTGGCAGGGTGAGGGTCTTGACGAGATTGGAGTTGACAAGTATAGTGGAAAAACCCTTGTCAAGGTAAACCCTAAATATTACCGCCCAACAGAAGTGGAACAACTTCTCGGTGATGCTTCCAAGGCAAGAGATGTTCTTGGTTGGGAACCAGAAATTGACTTTGAATCCCTTGTAGAAGACATGTGCATTTACGGACAATGAACAAATTTTATAAGATTGAAAAATGCAGGGTTTGTGGTAACGAACACCTGATCACAGTCCTTGATCTCGGAGATCAATACCTGTCTGGTATTTTCCCCAAAGAGATTGATGAGGATATGTACAAAGGACCCCTAGCTCTCGTTAAGTGTGATGAGAAGAAAGGCGGTTGTGGACATGTTCAACTTGAGCATACCTTTGATCTGCCCACCATGTACGGTGATGAGTATGGGTATCGTTCTGGGTTGAACGGTAGCATGGTTCGCCACCTTAAAGAGAAGGCGGTCAAGATCATGGCAGATACCAAGCTTGACTCTGGTGATATCGTTGTTGATATTGCTGGTAATGATGGCACTTTCCTTGGGTTCTTCCCTCATGATCTGCAACTCATGAGCATTGATCCTACCTCTAAGAAGTTCAAGGAATATATCCCTGAGCATGTGAATCACATTGCTGACTTCTTCTCTGCTGATACCTATCGTGATCGGTTTGGTAAGCAGAAGGCAAAGGTTGTGACATCATTCTCGATGTTCTATGACCTGGAAGATCCCTGTGATTTTGCTCGTCAGGTTCATGAGATCCTTGATTGTCATGGCATTTGGGTGCTTGAGCAGAGCTACATGCCTGAGATGTTGAAGCAGAATTCATTTGATACTGTGTGTCATGAGCACCTGTCATACTATGGTATGAGGCAACTCAAGTACATCATGGACAAAGCAGGATTCAAGATCGTTGACTTTGAGTTCAACGATGTCAACGGTGGTAGTATCTCTGTTGTTGTTACTCCCGCTACTAATAGTGAGCGTAAAGAGTGTTCGGTCAAACTGACTGGGGTTCTTGCTCAAGAGATTGATAGGGGTCTTGATACCGTACAACCTTGGGAAGATTTTGCAGAGCGTATCAACTCCTGTAAGAAACAGTTCTGGGAGATCATCGATTTCTATCGTCGTAATGGTTCCAAGATCTGCTGCCTGGGTGCTAGCACTAAAGGTAATGTGACTCTTCAGACCTGGGAGATTGGTCCCGAAGAGGTGGAAGTCATTGGTGATGTCAATCCCGATAAGGATGGGTCATTCACTCCTGGCACATGGATCCCCATTGAAAATGAGGAGAGTGTCCTAGAGAAAGAATATGATCTTCACATTGTTCTGCCTTGGCACTTCAGAGATTTCTTCCTTAAGAATGAGAAGTTTAAAGGTCGTCGGTTCTTGTTCCCTCTCCCTGAACCAGAAGTTGTAATCAACCAATGAAACTGAGAACAATGCATAAAGATTCAAGAATTTTTGTTGCTGGTCACCGTGGTCTAGTTGGGTCTGCCATTGTTCGCCGTCTAAAAGAA